CGTTACTACAGACGTGTTGCTGTAAAAAATCTAATGTGAGTTTTCTCACAACTTTTATTGAGAGGGTCTTTCGAGACCCTCTTTTTTTTATCTAAATATTTAAAAAAAAATGGCATCTACTACATCAGGTCAAATTGAAAATCGTAATTTTCTTTCCCCAAGTGGATTTAAGTTCACGATAAAAAGAAGTCCCAAAGTTGCATTTTTTTGCAATGAGGCAAATATTCCAGATTTAACTCTTGGAATTGCAATTCAACCAACATACCTAAAAGATATTGATACTCCAGGAGATAAAATTGTTTTTGGGGATTTAAATCTGCGTTTTATGGTAGATGAAGATCTTGAAAATTATATGGAGATTCAAAATTGGATTCGTGGTTTGGGATATCCAGAAAAATTGGAAGAGATTTATAATCTTCAAAATAATGGACTTACGAATCCAAAGTATGTCCAAAAATCGATGGACATATATTCTGATGGAACACTTCAGGTATTAAGTAGCAATTTTGTTCCAAATTTTCAAATTAGATTTAATGACTTATTTCCATATTCTTTGACAACATTAGCATTTACTGCTACTGATTCAGACATTCAGTACTTTACAGCAGAGGTGAGTTTCAAGTATACTATCTACAATATAACCGATTTAAGTGGAACTCCATTATGAGTATTGATCTTGAAAAAATTCAAGAGATGTGGGAAAAGGACGCAAAAATAGATCCAGATAATCTTCATACAGAATCTTTAAATATACCAGTTCTTCACGCAAAATATTTTGATCTTTATAATACAATCGTTCTTTTAAGAAAAAAAGCAGAGCAACAAAAGAAAAATATTCATCACGAAAGATATGAATACTTCTCTGGAAAGGCAGACCCGGATGTTTATGCAGAGAATCCATTTCCAAAGAAAATTCGGGATAAGGAAACTATGCAAAAATATCTTGATGCAGATGATAAACTTTCATCTATTAATATGAAAATTTGTTATTATGATACGATGTTATATTATCTTGAAAGTATATTAAAAGTCATTCAAAATCGCACATATCAAATTAAGAACTCAATAGAATTTTTACGATTTAATGCTGGATTGGGGTGAATAAATACTCATAGACATATGAATCTTTGTGACAGATACTACAGAAAATCTTATTATATCTAAGTCTAACGAAGTATTTTTAAAAATAAAAACAGAACCTCATATTGAATATGAACTGAGAGATCATTTCAAATTTGAAGTTCCCGGTGCAAAATTTATGCCTCAGTATCGAGGGAGAAATTGGAATGGGGAAATACACTTATTCGATATTAGAAGTAAACAAATATATGTGGGTCTTTTAGATAAAGTTATAAATTTTTGCGAACAATTCAATTACACATATAAGTTTGAAAATAATAAATTTTATGGTCAACCTTTTGAGGTGAATGAGGGAATATCATTAGAGGGTGTAAAGGATTATATGAGTTCTATTTGCTCTCATACTCCTCGTGATTATCAAGTGGATGGAGTATACGATGCACTAAAATATAATCGAAAACTGCTGATATCACCCACTGCCTCAGGAAAATCTCTGATGATTTATTCAATCGTAAGATACTATGTAGATAAAGGGCAAAAAATTCTTTTAGTTGTTCCAACGACATCTCTTGTAGAGCAGATGTATAAGGATTTTGAGGATTATGGTTGGGATTCTGAGTCATATTGCCACAAAATTTATTCTGGTAGAGAAAAGACAAATGAACACTCAGTGACAATTACTACCTGGCAGTCTATTTATAAATTGGAAAGGTCTTTTTTTGAGGATTATAATGTAATTATAGGTGATGAAGCTCATTTATTCAAGAGCAAGTCACTGATTCAAATTATGACGAAACTTCATCACGCAAAATATCGTTTTGGATTTACCGGTACTCTTGATGGTACTCAGACTCATAAATGGGTATTAGAGGGATTGTTTGGTCCTTCTTATAAAGTTACGAGAACTGATGAGTTAATGAAACAGGGTCATCTTTCACAGTTAGATATTCAGTGTATTGTCCTCAAACATTCTCCTCAAAAGTTTGATGTTTATGAAGATGAAATACAATATCTTATCTCTCACGAACAGAGAAATAGATTTATCACAAACTTGACTTTAGATCTAAAGGGAAACACTCTGGTATTATATTCAAGAGTAGAAACACACGGAGCAATACTTTACGAAAATATAAATAAAAATAAGCAAAGTGATCGTAAAGTCTTTTTTATTCACGGTGGAGTGAATGCTGAAGAAAGAGAATTAGTTCGTGAGATTACTGAAAAAGAAAAGAATGCGATTATAGTTGCTTCCTATGGAACATTTTCCACTGGTATTAATATCAAAAATCTACATAATGTAATATTTGCTTCTCCAAGTAAATCAAGAATACGAAACCTTCAGAGTATTGGAAGAGTTCTTCGTAAAGGCAAAGATAAAGTCAAAGCAACACTTTATGATATTGCCGATGATTGTACTTATAACTCAAAAAAGAATTATACACTCAATCATTTGATAGAACGAATTAAAATATATAATGAAGAAAATTTTAATTATGAAATAGTCACAATACAACTAAAAAAATGATAGAGGAAGATTTTTACTGCACTCTCAAACTCAAGTCTGGTGAAGAAGTCTTTGCCAAAGTTGCAGCCTCAGAAGAGGAAGAGAGAACTTTTTTGATTGTCTCAAACCCAATTGTAATCTCTGAATACAAAAGTAGAGGTGGTGAATCTGGTTATAAGATAGAACCCTGGTTAAAGACAACAACAGAAGATATGTTTATTATCAAACTTGATGATGTTTTGACTCTTTCTGAATCTTATGATATTGAAATGATTGCGATGTATCAATCTTATTTGAGAAAATCTTATAAGAAAAAAAATAATGAATCAAACATTAATCGTCAAATGGGATATCTCTCAAGTGTAAATGATGCTAAAGATATCTTAGAGAAGCTCTATGAAAGTAGCTAATATAACTTTTCAACCCTCACAAAGGTTATTCTATCAGATTTGAGAAACTTGTCAACTATTTTTAAAAGTGTTATAATATCTACATAATAATGAGTAAAACTTATGATTACCACAAACATTATGACCAAAAGAAAAAGGTCAGAACATTACGTCAATAATAAAGAATTTCTTGCTGCTCTCACAAAGTATCGTGAGGATGTTGAAATCAGTTTTATCAGAAAGTATGGTAGAGAACCAACAAGAGAAGATAGGTCAAAAGGATGGGATACAAAATCACAAATACCAAGATATATTGGTGAGTGTTTTTTGAAGATTGCAAATCATCTCTCTTTCAAACCAAACTTCGTAAATTATATGTTCAAGGAAGATATGATTTCTGATGGTATTGAAAACTGTGTTCAGTATATTCATAACTTTGACCCAGAGAAATCACAGAACCCATTTGCTTATTTTACACAGATTATTCATTATGCCTTTCTTCGTCGTATTCAAAAAGAAAAACGTCAGTTAGAAATCAAAAATAAGATTCTTGAACGTTCTGAATACTCTGAGGTCTTTACCGATGATAATACAGTTGACACCGGAAACTATTCAGATTATAATAGCATCAAGGATGGAATCCACTCTAAACTTCGTTATTGAATGAAAGTCGCAATCATCACTGACACTCACTATGGTTGCCGAAAAGGTTCTAAACTTTTTCAAGATTATTTTGAGTCATTTTATAAAAACATTTTTTTCCCGACACTGGAACAGCACGGGATTACAACTGTTATTCATATGGGAGATGCTTTTGATAGTCGCAAGTCAATTGATTATCAAAGTTTAGAATGGACAAAAAGAGTTGTTTTAGATCCTCTTTCAAAATATAATGTTCATATGTTAGTGGGAAATCACGATGCATATTATAAGAATACGAATAATGTAAATTCTCCATCTCTTCTACTTCAAAATTACTCTAATATCAAAACTTATAGTGATCCAGAAGTAGTTAAAATAGGAAATTTGAATACTCTTTTCATTCCTTGGATATGTGCCGATAACGAAGAAAAAACTTTACGTCTCATCAAAAAAAGTGGATGTAAGGTTGCGATGGGACACTTGGAATTGAATGGATTTGAAGCCTATCGTGGACATACGATGGATGATGGTATGGATTCTATAGTTTTTGATGGGTTTACAAAAGTATTTTCTGGGCATTATCATACTCGTTCTACTAATGGTGTCGTTTTTTATTTGGGAAATCCTTATGAAATGTATTGGAATGATGTAAATGATACTCGTGGATTTCATATTTTTGATACTGAAACACTAGAACATACTCCTGTAAATAATCCTTATCGAATGTATTATATCATTCACTATGAGGATACAAACTATCAGACATTTGATACTCGTGAATATGAAAATAAAATTGTAAAAGTTATCGTTCGTAAAAAAACAAATACTAAAAAGTTTGAAAAGTTTATTGATAAACTTTATACTTCAAATGTCGCAGAACTCAAAATTGTTGAGAACTTTCAAATTGAAGAAAATGAAAATTTTGAAGCATTTGAGTCAGAAGACACTCTTTCTGTTCTGAACAGATATATTGAAGAATCAGAAATAAATCTGGACAAAAAAATAATTCAAAAAATGTTCAAAGAAATATATCAGGAAGCCTGTGAGTTGGTATAAAAATGTTTATACTCACAATTCTGGGGCAAGAGGATGAAGGTGTCTATTCTGTACTTAACCCTAATGGAGATAAGATCATCTATATTTTTGAAGAAGAAGATGATGCGGTTAGATATGCTATGATGTTAGAGGAGGAAGATTACCCAGAAATGCATGTGATTGAAGTTGAAGATGAAGTGATAATAAAAACTTGTAAACAATATGAATATAACTATACGATTATTACTGAAAATGATATTGTAATTCCACCAAAATATTGACATGATCTTATTCAAAACTATAAAATGGAAGAATTTTTTATCTACTGGTAATCAATATACAGAGGTTGATTTTACTCTAAATTCGACCAATTTGATTGTCGGTACGAATGGTGCTGGTAAAAGCACAATTTTAGATGCTCTTACTTTTTCTCTATTTGGAAGACCATTTCGGAAAATTAATAAACCACAACTCATCAATACCGTAAATGAAAAGGACTGTATTGTAGAAGTTGAGTTTACTATTGGAACTACCGAGTGGAAGGTTGTTCGTGGAATCAAACCAAATATTTTTGAAATTCATCGAAATGGTGAAGTTTTGGATCAGGCATCCGCATCTGTCGATCAGCAGAAATGGTTAGAGCAAACAGTTCTTAAAATGAACTATAAGTCTTTTACTCAAATTGTAATTTTGGGTAGCAGTACTTTTGTTCCTTTTATGCAACTTCCTGCGGCTCATCGAAGAGAAGTAATTGAAGATCTTTTAGACATAAAGATTTTCTCTTCTATGAATACTGTAATTAAAGAAAAGATTCGTCAGATTCGTGAAGAAGTAAAAACTTTAGAACTCAAAAAAGAATCTCTCTTTGATAAGGTTGAAATGCAAAGAAACTTTATTGAGGAGTTGGAAAACCGTGGAAATGCCAAGATAAATGACAATCAAAAAAAGATTGTTAATTTAGATGCCGAAGTTGACATTTATATGAGAGAAAATTCTTCACTTGAGGAAAGTATTTTTAAGTATATCAAAGAGCAAGAAGAAGTCACAGGTGCCGCAGATAAACTTCGTAAACTGGGAAATCTCAAAGGTAAAATTTCACAAAAGGTACTCACGATTACCACAGAGCATAAGTTTTTTACTGAAAATTCGGTATGCCCTACCTGTACTCAAGAAATTGATGAGACGTTCAGACTACATAGGATTACAGACGCTCAAAATAAAGCAAAGGAGTTACAATCAGGTTATCAAGAACTTGAGGAAACTATTAAAGCAGAAGAAGAAAGAGAGCGTCAATTTAATATTCTTTCCAAGGAGATTACAAAACTCACGCATGAAGTTTCTCAAAACAATACTAAAATCTCTGGATGTCAAAGACAAATCAGAGATTTTGAATCAGAAATTCAAACACTTACCAATCAACTTAAAAACAAAAATACTGAACACGAAAAACTAGAGTCTTTCAGAGAAACTCTTCAGAAAACCTATGATGAATTGGCAGTTAAAAAAGACTCCATTAATTATTATGATTTTGCATATGGATTACTGAAGGATGGTGGAGTTAAGTCCAAAATCATTAAGAAATATCTTCCCCTGATAAATCAGCAGGTAAATCGGTATTTACAAATGATGGATTTTTATATTAACTTTACTTTGGATGAAGAGTTTAATGAGACCGTTCAGTCACCAATTCACGAAGATTTTTCTTATGCCTCTTTTAGTGAGGGTGAGAAGATGAGAATAGATTTGGCACTTCTTTTTACTTGGAGAGAAGTTGCTGGATTTAAAAATTCTGTAAATACAAATCTTCTGATATTAGATGAAGTATTTGATAGTTCTTTAGATGGATTTGGAACCGAAGAATTTCTTAAGATTATTAAATATACGATAAAGGATGCTAATATATTTGTAATTTCCCATAAGACTGGTTTGGATGATAAGTTTGATAATGTTATAAAATTTGAAAAAGTAAAAGGGTTTAGTCGGATCGGATCATAATATAGACACTTTATAAGGTGGCACATCAGTTGTCCAGAGGGCAACCTTTCGTTGTATTATGAGTGTATACAAAACAAAACTCATGCCAGTTAGTCACGAAATCAAGTCTCAACTCGCAAAACTGCTTGCTACCGAAGACCTTGTAGTAGAGCACAAGAGGGTTGAGACTGCGTGTTTTAATGTTCATACTCGTGTTCTGACTTTGCCTCTGTGGGATAAGGCAAGTAATACTGTATATGATTTGCTTGTAGGACACGAAGTTGGACATGCACTCTTTACTCCCGATGACGATTGGTTTGAGAGCACTACAATTCCTCAACAGTTTGTGAATATTGTAGAAGATGCCCGTATTGAAAAACTAATGAAACGCAAGTATGCAGGACTTGCAAAGACTTTTTATAATGGTTATAAGGAATTAAATGATGAAGACTTCTTTCAGATTGCCGACGAAGATTTAGAAACCTTAAATCTTGCTGATAAAACAAACCTTTACTTTAAGGTTGGCAATTTTCTTTCTCCTCCAAATTTCAATTCCAAAGAAAAGGAAATTGTTGAGTGTATTGATTCCTGTGAAACTTTTACAGATGTGATTATTGCCGCAGAGAAACTTTATGAGTATTGTAAGGAAGAACAACAGAAACAACAAAAGGTTGCTAATTTAGATTCTCACGATTCCGAACAACAAGGTAATTCCTCTTCTGGTGAACAGACAGGAGAAACCCAAGAAAGTGAGAACGACAGACAAGAACCTTCACAATCAAAACAACCAGAAGAATCTTCCGGAAATTCTAGTGGAAATCAAACAATACCAGATCTTTCTTCACAAGAACCAGAAGTTCGCACTGCCGATGCTCTTCGTGAAAAAATTGAGAGTCTTGTAAGTAGTGATAACCGAGATAATGTTTATGTTGAACTTCCACATCTCAACCTAGAAACTATAATTGCCAAAAATTCAGAGATTCATCAATATATTGATGAAAATTTTGAAAGACAAAAAAAATATATTGATGCTAATAATGATACAATTCATAATCTTAATTTATACGAAGAAGCAGATAAGTCTTATAAGCAATTTAAGACTTCTGCTCAAAAGGAAGTCAATTATCTTGTAAAGGAATTTGAGTGTCGTAAGGCAGCAGATTCTTATGCCAGAACATCAACTGCTCGCACAGGAGTTCTTGATACTGCCCGTCTTCATACCTACAAGTATAATGAAGATTTGTTCAAGAAAATGAGTGTGATTCCTGATGGTAAAAATCACGGGTTGATTTTTATTCTTGATTGGAGTGGGTCGATGAATGAAGTTATTCAGGACACCTGTAAGCAACTTTTCAATCTAATCTGGTTTTGTAAAAAAGTCTCAATTCCTTTTGAGGTTTATGCCTTTACAAATGAATGGAGAAGCCCATCAAAGTCTCAAGAAGTTTATTCTCCACATTATGAAAAACGAGAAGGATTGATTTATGTTGCCGATGATTTTTCTTTATTGAATCTTCTTACAAGTAAAGTAAATATGAAAACTCTGGAGCATCAGATGCTCAATATTTGGAGATTGACTATTGCTCTTCGTAATCCATATGGGTGTGGATGTAGATATGTTGCTCCAACTCGATTATATCTCTCCAGTACTCCACTGAATGAGGCACTGATTGCCCTACATCAAATTCTTCCTAATTTTCAGAGAGAAAATAAACTTCAAAAAGTTCAGTGTGTAGTTCTGACTGATGGTGAGGCAAATTGCCTTCCATATCATATTGAAGTCAAACGTAAATCAGAATCGGAACCTTATATTGGTGTTCGTGGTATTTCTCCTGGACAAACTTTTCTTCGTGATCGTAAGATCGGAACGACTTATAAGTTTGGGTATGAATATCATAAATTTACCGAAGTTTTGATATCAAATCTCAAGGACAAGTTTCCGACAGTCAATATGATCGGTATTCGTGTACTTCAGAATCGTGATACATCCAATTTTGTGAGTCTTTATTACAACAAATTATCTCCTCAATACGTTAAAATTTTATCTGATTGGAAGAAGAATCGGAGTCTGAATATTTTAGAATCAAGTTATGATGCCTACTTTGGACTTTCTGCATCCACTCTCTCTCAAGATTCTGAATTTGAAGTTGCTGAAGATGCCACAAAGTCACAGATTAAAAGTGCCTTTGTAAAAAGTCTCAAGATCAAAAAATTGAATAAAAAAGTTCTGGGACAGTTTATGGAGTTAGTTGTATGATAAATACCTAAAAAGATTAAAATGAAGACTTTTCAAGAATTTGTGTTAGAATGCTATTCTATTCAGGAAACTTCTCTGACTCGTGTGATGAGTAAGTCAAAAAAAGGTGGAATGGCAATTATGTCTGCTCAACGTGGTGATAAATCTTCATCGGAAAATAAAGCACGTTCAAAACAACTTGAGCGTGATATTAGAGGTGCCGGTCTTCCAGGACCTACAAAAGTTGCTGGTAGATACACAGAAAATCCGGGCACTCCAGAAGAAAAAAAAGTAGGAGAAAAATCACACATTATTACTCCTGGAAAGAAAGGTAAGAGAAAATTTAAAAAAGCAATAGAAAAGTTAGGTAAAAAATACGATCAAGATTCTGTTTTGATTCAACGCAAACCAGGAGGAAGTTCAACTCTCAAAGGAACTTCTAAAACATCTTGGCCAGGTAAGGGAAAGAATGTTAGTATAGGAAGTATGAAACCAGGTAGAACTGGTGAGTTTGATACTAAAGTTAAAAACAAAACATTTACAGTTGGAGATGATTGATTATGTCTAAAAACAAAGTGAATGAAAACGAAATCTGGGGAATGCCCTGTGCTGTAGATCACAAAAACAAAAGAGTTTATTTGAAGTGTGAGAGTGCCATTACTGCGATGGGTATTGGTGCTCTTGTGGAAAAATATTATCCTGGATATAAAGGACATTTAGTAAGTCTAAATCGTCTGAGTGAAATTAGAGACAGTTTGGAAACCGTCCAATAGGGTGGATTTGAGTCTCTGATTGCTGTTATAATGACTATGTTGAAACAAACCACTCATTATGCCCCGCCTCAAAATGACTCCCGATTATATCGTTTCTTCTCTAAAAGCACTTTTTGGATCGGAAATTACTGGTGCCGACATTCGTGGTTGGTGTGCTAGTAATGGAAGTGCCTATCAAACCGTCACAAAAAATCTTGAAAAATATAAGATTGCTCGTAGTAAGTGGAACTTGGAAGTGACACAAGAAAAGGTTCAAGAAATAGAACGTAGTTTTTCTTCTCCTGCTGCTCTTCCTGCTTTGGAACAAAATCTTATTCCTGATAAAGATGATACTTTCGTCAAGTTTGGTAACTTCAACGATATTAAAAAAATTATTCAGTCCCGTATTTTTTACCCAACGTTTATTACGGGTCTCTCGGGTAATGGTAAGACGTTCTCTGTGGAGCAAGCTTGTGCTCAGACTGGTCGTGAATTGATTCGTGTGAATATTACGATTGAGACTGATGAAGATGATCTGATTGGTGGTTTTCGTCTTGTGGATGGTGCAACTGTTTGGCATAATGGACCTGTGATTGAAGCACTCGAACGTGGTGCTATTTTACTTTTGGATGAGATTGATCTTGCTTCTAATAAAATTCTTTGTCTTCAATCTGTATTAGAAGGTAAAGGTGTCTTTCTGAAAAAGATTGGTAAGTTTGTAAAACCATCTGTTGGATTTAATGTTTTTGCAACTGCAAATACTAAAGGTAAAGGTTCTGAGGATGGTAGGTTCATCGGAACTAATGTGCTCAACGAAGCATTCCTAGAAAGATTTCCTGTGACTTTTGAGCAATCTTATCCTGCTCCTGCAGTTGAGCAAAAGATCTTAGAGGGTATTTCTTTGGATCTCGGTCTTGAGGATCGTGATTTCTGTAAGAGACTTGTTGATTGGGGCGATGTGATTCGTAAGACCTTCTATGATGGTGGTATTGAGGAAATCATCAGCACCCGCCGTCTCGTTCACATCATTCGTGCCTATAGCATCTTTGGTGATAAGGCAAAGGCAATACAGGTTTGTGTAAATCGTTTTGATGATGAAACCAAACAGGCATTTCTGGAACTTTATGACAAGATTGATGCCGATTTTGTAATGCCTTCTGCCCCAGAAGCAGTTGACGCAACTCTCTCAAACTGATATAATATTAAAAGATAAAACTCTCTTTGATTGTGAAACTTTATGACTGAAAATTTTGAAACCGATTATGAAAGTTCAATTCCAAACCAAGATTTTTGGGAGGAAGATGGAATTAGTATAACTGGAAATCCTTATGCTTCTCCCGATACAATAGTTTTTGGAAATACTCATCTTCCAGGAGGTATGGGAGAAGATCATATTAGTTTTACTGGATATCCTTATTCACCCCTTCCAAGTATTACATCATCTTTCACTTCTTATGAGGTAAAACCATCACTAAATTCAGATCACTTCTGGAAGTTTGGTGAAGGAAAGACACTCAAAGTAGTGGAAGAATATATTAAGGGAACTTATAATGGACACTATGCTTCTGATAAGTCAAAGGTTCAGGTTCTTGATATGATTGATGCGATTGATGATGGAGTTCCCTTCTGTCGTGATAATCTCATCAAGTATTCTTCTCGTTTCGGTAAGAAGGATGGAATGTCAAAACTTGATGCTCTGAAGATTATACACTACGGTGTTCTTCTATATCATTTTGCCGGATTTAATAATGAAACTCAAAAATCAAACTATGAAACTTTCTGATAAAACGCTGTTATTGCTGAAGAATTTCTCTGGCATCAATCAATCAATTTTGTTCAGGCAAGGAAACAAACTTCGCACTATTTCTGTGATGAAGAACATTCTTGCCGAAGCAGAGATTACCGAAGAGTTTCCAAAGGACTTTGGTATTTACGATTTGAATCAATTCCTAAATGGACTTAATCTTCATCAAAATGCCGAATTGGATTTTGAGAATGATGGTTATGTGGTGATTCGTGAAGGTAAAATGCGATCCAAGTATTTCTTTGCTGATCCAAGTGTAATCGTGATTCCACCAGATAAAGAAATCACTCTTCCGAGTGAGGATGTATGCTTTGAGTTGAATACTCAACAGTTAGATAAGTTACTCAAGGCATCTGCGATTTATCAACTTCCCGACCTTTCTGCTGTTGGTGATGCTGGTGTAATCAAACTGGTAGTAAGAGATAAAAAGAATGATACATCAAACAATTTTTCCATCGTGGTTGGTGAAACCGATAGTGTCTTTACGTTTAACTTTAAAGTAGAGAATATCAAGATTCTTCCTGGTGCTTATGAGGTTGTCATCTCACAAAAACTTTTATCACGATTTACGAGCACCGACAGAGATTTGAGGTACTATGTTGCGATGGAACCCGATTCTACCTTTGAATGAACATCTTTGTCACATCCCCGTGTCCAAAAGAAAGTGCTATTGTACTTCCTGACCGTCACGTAAATAAAATGAGCCTAGAGACCTGTCAGATGCTCTCTATCGTGGCATCAGACAAATGGGGGCACGGATACGGAACTCTGCCCAAGACTGATGGAACCCCCTACAAGACCGATAAGGGTGCCTTCCGTAATCACCCTTGTACAAGATGGGCAGCAGAAACCATTGATAATGCCTATTGGTTAATCAAGTGGGGAATGAACTTGTGTGATGAATACACTTTGCGGTATAATAAAACACACTCGTGCTATAATACCTTATTACAAGCATACTATTTGTTTCCTAAAGGTAAGATTGACAAAGTGACATCATTTGCCCGTGCGATGCCCGATGAATATAAACTTGACGACAGCATTGACACTTTTACTGCTTACAAGATGTATATTGCATCCAAACCTTGGGTTGCATCTAATTATCTTCGTATGCCAGAACGAAAACCTTCGTGGATCTAAATTACTCGTTTACTAAATAGTATTATACTACGAGTTTTAGTGTATGAGTTGCGTCTATCAAATACGAAACAAAATTACTGGAGAAAATTATATTGGTTGCACCGAAAAAAATTATATGCTTAGGTTTGCTAAACATATAACCATGTGTGCTAGCCGTAAAATGCATTGTCCAAAACTTTATGATAATTTCTTAAAGTATGGATATCATAATTTTACTATTGAAGTTGTTAAATGGATTCACGAGGGTGACGAAATTAAATTAGTAGAACAACAATATTGTGAGTGGCTAAAACCTTCTTTAAACTCTTTATGGGGATCAAAACACACAAAAGATTCTATTGATATAATGCGTAAATCACAAAAAGAATATTGGTCTAAAAACTCACACCCATGTAAAGGAGTCCCCCTTACAGAAGAACATAAAAAAAATCTTTCAAAATCTATGGGGAAAAAATGTTCAGTTGATGGAATTGTTTATGAATCTGTAAAAGAGTGTGCTATAATGCTTAATATCCATAGGGATACTGCTAGTTGGAGAATGAGAAGCAAAACATTCCAAAATTATTATTACCTTTGATTTTTATTTTTTTAATATGGAAATGGAACTAACTGAAATTAAACCATTCTTGTGGGTAGAACGATGGTCTCCGGAATCTGTAGAAGATTTGATTTTGCCCAAAAACATTAAGAATTTCTTTCTTAATGTTGTTAAAGATGGACAATTGATT